AACGATTAAAAACACGGAGAGTGGCTTTCTTTTGGAAATTAAGGGCATATTAAGATTTGTCACGAGGTTTAAAACTCATGAAGAAGCATTGGCAATTGCTAATGAATTGATGGAATAAAAAAAGACGGTTTATTCAACCGCCTCAACGCACTTAAATTATAACAAAATACAGGGGAGATTACAATGAATACATTATTAATTAGTGAACCACCTCTCCAAGTATTGCCAACATTAGCAGTAAAAGTTGGTTTAAATGGAGCTTTATTTTTACAACAATTACACTATTGGATTTTAAGAAGTAACAACGTTAAAGAAAATACCGTTTGGGTATATAAGTCATTAGACGAATGGATAGAAGAAGATTTTCCTTTCATGTCTAGAAGTACTTTAAAAAGAACCATTAGTGATTTAAAAAAAGCAGATTTAATTATCACTAAAACTTTTAACAAGATGAAAATCGATAAAACAAATTGGTACACCATCAATTATAAGAAACTTGAATCGATGAGCCCACCATGGGGTCAAAATGAGCCATCGATAGGTTCAAAATGGACCTATGCAGAGGTTCAAAATGAACCTACCAATAACCATAGAATACACAGAGAATATATATATAGTCCTGATACTTCAATTGACGACAGTTCAGAGGAGAAACCGAAACAGGTTGTTATGACTGATGAACATAAAATCGTCATTGATTATCTTAATCAAAAGGCAGGTACTAGATACGAATATAACTCATCTAAAACAATAACGTTATTAAACACCTTGTTTAGAAAAGGATATTCAGTAGAGGATATGAAAAAGGTTATTGATATCAAGTGTAAAGAGTGGCTACCTCAAGAATCAATGAGAATGTACTTAAGACCTCGAACGTTATTCAGCAACAAGTTTGAAGATTACTTGAATCAAGAAGTTAAACCTCAAGTAACTACGACTAATACTAAGAAAACTCAAAGTTATGAAGATTTCATGCTGAAAACGTATGGTGAGAAATGGAGATTGATTGTAGATGAATCAACTTGAGATGAACAGACAACAAGATCTTGAAGAAATGATAATAACGATTGCACTTCATGATTTTGACAATATCAATAAAGTTTTCATTAAGCCCGAGTGGTTTGAAAATAGATTATTTAAAATCATCGTGAATAAGCTACAAGATACTAGCATTAAAATTGACGGATTAATGGATTTGTATGCTAGAACTCAAGCAGAAATCAAAGATGTGACATTCACTTATGACGACTTGTTGAATCTTGAAGCTAAGTACTCGACTGCAGAAAACTTGTCTTATTTGTCTAAAGAGCTGCATCGTAACAACTTAAGAAAAACGTTGAATGAGTTAAAACAAGAACACAATTTCTTTCCAACTGCCGAATTAGAACAGACAATGTTCGACATTCTAGCGGAGATGAATAAGATTGGCGCAAGTCGAGATGAAGGAAATCTGCAAGAGGCTTTTGATTTGTTTGAATATAGGCTGGAAAACGATGTTCCTCAAGGAATTAAAACTTTCTCTCAAATGGATAGCGCTTTAGGCGGTGGAATTCAAGCAGGTATGTTGATTACGATAGGTGCTAGACCAGCGGTAGGTAAGTCAGCATTTGCGATTAACCTTATTCAAAAATGTTTAGAACGAAACAAAGGTATGAGAGTTGACTTATTCAGTCTTGAAATGCCTAAGCGTGAGATTTTAGCTAGATTTTTATCGTTGAATACTAGAATCCAGTCATACTACTTCAAGAACATGAACAAAATGCTGACACCTGTTGAAAAAGAAACGGTCAGAAACGCTATAGAGTATTATCGACAAGAAGATATTCAAGTATTCGACAAGGTTTCTGACATTAACCGAATTTTAGCAATCATCAAAGAACGTGCATCAACTGCGAAGGAGAATGGATATATTGCTGTGATTGACTACGTTGGTTTGATTAAAGTTGCTAACTCGAAGAAAGATAGAAGGTTGCAAATTGAAGAGATTACTAGAGAGTTGAAAGTTCTAGCAAATGAGTATCAAATTCCAATCATTATTCTTTCACAGTTGTCCCGTGGTGTTGAGAGTAGACAAGATAAGTCACCTCAATTGTCCGATTTGAGGGAATCAGGATCCATAGAACAAGACTCAAATGTTGTAGGATTTTTGACAAATGTTGAAACGGAACAAAATAATGACGGTTATCAACGAATTGAATTCCAGATACGTAAAAATCGTGATGGTGAATTGATGGATTTGAAGTTTAAATTCTTCAAAAATCGCATGTTTTTTCAGGAGGTGTTTGAATGAACGCTAGGGACTATTTGAAGATTATGCAACGAGAACGACTGGAGCAAAGTCAGGCAGTTATGCTTCCACTTGAAGAAGCAAAGAAAATTCAAAAGCAGATTAAGTCACTTCAAACGTATCTTGATAGATCGATTAAAATAGGAAGTACGGTACTACTGGACTACTTGCAGAAATTGGAAGCTGATAAGGATTTTTACATCAATTGCGCTTTGGACATTGCACGAGGAGAACAGCAACTTGGTTTCAAAGTGTTAGAGACTGGAGATGTTGGGATTTTAGCGTTATATGCAGCTAAAAACAAAGATCCAGAAGGAACATCGTACTACCAGAATTGGATAAATTTTGTTCAAGGAATTAGGGAATTAAATTTTAAAAGCGAAAGGGAAAATAAATGAATACAGTAGCAGAAATTGGAAGATTGACAAAAGATGTGGAGTTGAAACAGACTCCAAACGGCAAAACATACGGACGATTTACATTAGCAGTTAACAGACGATACAAGAATAGCAACGGCACATACGATGCAGATTACTTTAATTGTGTTGTGTGGGGATTGACTGCAGAGAATCTAGCGAAATTTACAAAAAAAGGTTCGCTGATTGGAGTTTCAGGAATGCTGCAAAGTCGCAGTTATGAGAAAGATGGAAATAGAGTTTATGTAACTGAAATTCTTGTTGAGAATTTTGATTTATTGGAGAAAAAGGACAAAGGTTCTGAAGTTGTTCCAGTATTTGAAACTGTGGATATTAAGGATGAAGATTTACCGTTCTAGGAGAAAAAAAGATGAATTTTATTAAATTAACAAGTTATGAGCATAATGAACCAATTAACGTAATGATTGAAACTATTTGTGCAGTTTATACATTTCACTATGGAGGAACAATAGTTGAAGCAAAGAGTGGCGATAGTTATTGGGTTTTAGAGGAACCTGAAAAAGTCCGAGAAATGATTGATAATGCATTGCATGGAAACAATAAGAGTTAACAGGAGGAAGCATGTACGTAATTGTTAGAAATGGATTGTTTTATAGTCGTACAAAAATTTACAAGATGATGGATATTAGAGAGCATCCACAAACGGTTTATTTGTACGAAAGATTAGTAAGAAATGCTGAATGGTACGATTCAAAATTGGAAGCTAATAAAATTTGTAAAGAAGTAAACGGTCAGAAAGTTATTCAATTATCAGAAGCTGCTAGACGGAGATTATTGCTAATTAAACGAAATAGAAAAGGAGAATAAGAATGCGCGAAGAAATTACTAGTTACACTGAATTTAGAAAGCATATGGATAGATTGTGGGAATTACACACTCTTGACAAGGTAAATCTCTATCGTTGGAAAAACGAGAATGAAGATAAAGATATGGTGAATCATCCACAGCATTACAAAGGTATTTATGGTTTAGAAGTTATAGAAGTTATGAGAAACTTCATTTCAAAATATCAAAACGCTTATGTTGGAGCAATGATCTGTAGCGTTTTGAAATATATTTTACGAGCGCCATCAAAAGGAAAGCAATTGGAAGATTTAAAAAAAGCACGTAAACATCTTGATTTTGCAATTGAAGAATTGGAGAAGTTAAATGAAGTACAACAAAAAGCTAAAGCGTAGTTTAGAGAAGACACCAAAATTTTCACAGACAATGAAACGATACAAGTCGAATAAGACAGTATCTTTCTTAATGGCAGCAGTTCTTAAAGTATTGAGAGACGAACATGGATTTGGAGCT